CGACGTCAAGACCGTGTAGGTGCCGTTGTATTGGCTCGGCGTAATGCCCGAGATGGTGACGGTCTGGCCTGCCGAGATGGTCGGCGTGCCGGAGTAGGTGAACGTGATGACGCTACCGGAGCCTGACGCGCCCGTAATCGTCCACGTCTTAGCCGTCTGAGCGCCAACGATGACAAACTCGTTGCCGGTCGTGACGTTGGCTGTCAAGGCCTGTGAGAGCGTGATGGTCGTGCCGGAGTAGCCCGAGACCACGGTGCCCGCGGCGATACCGGGGCCGACGATGACCGAGTTAGTCCATACCGTCAGGCCAGAAGCGACGGTCAGGCTCGTAGATCCACTCGACGAGTTGCCGGTCAGCACGATAGGCGCGACCTGCGGAGGGGTCACCTGGTCGGGCGTGAACTGGATGTAGAAGTTGACGGCGGGAACGGACGAGCTCATCGTGAGTTAGGCCCCCCGGCGTATTTGCCGAGCACGTTGCCGGTCGGGCGTGAGGTTCGCAGCATCTCGTTACGCACCAGCACCGCGAGTTTGCGAATGAAAGCGTCGTTCGCCAAGAGGGCGTTGATGACTTCCGTCAGAGCGTCGGTGTTTTTGGCGAGAGCCGCGGCGAGCATCTTGGAGTCGAGCTCGATTTCCACCTTTTTGATGTTTCCCGCGTTGAAGTTGCCTGTCCCCTGGGTTCCCATTATTTCACCGTCACTTGAACTGTGCCACCGCTGGCAACTGTGTTAGCCATCTGAGTCTTGTAGGCAGGGATGTTCGGCATGTCCGCAACAGCCAGACCCTGAACCACCTTGTAGTAATCAGCCTTGTTCAGCACACCCTTGTTGGCAGCCTTCATCTTGGTGATGTCAGCCTGAAGCTGCTTCACCTGTGCCATTGAGATATAGGCATAGTTGTCACCCGGTGCAGCCTGAATCTGCATCTGCCCAGCCAACTGAGGCATTGCCCCAGCAGCACCCCAGGGCTTCTTGAAGGAAGGCTGGTTCATGGAGTTGTAGGCACCACCAGAAGCCTGCAGGATGTTGGCAAGCACAGTGCCATAAACACCAACAAGGGCCGTTGATCCGGCAACCTTGCCAACCTCCGGTAAGACATCGGTGACAGCAGTTCGAGCAACTGTTGGCAAAAGTTTCTTGCCCACGTCAATGATCTTCTTGGGAACTGATGGCTTGCCGCCACCTCCCTCCTTTGCGAGTTCGGTGTCGGCAACGGCGAGTTCGGCGTCGGCTGAAGCGGTGCTGAGGGCAATCTTCTCAAGCCATCCATTAGCGGTTTCGAGAAGCGTAATCATGGTCTGAGTCTGCGCGCTTTGGACTGCGTCCTTCCCGGCACCGAACAGGCTCTTGACCGCGTCGAAGGCGCTCTTGAGCTTGACGGCTACCGAGAGAACGACGCCAGCGAATAGGGTTCCGCCCAGAACGTCACGGAGAGCCTTGTTCGAGTTGATGGCCGAGGCGAACGATGCCACCCATCCCGCAAGTTTTGAGACTCCCGGAAGGATAAGTTCACCGACGTTGAGCAAGGCGTTATTGAAGTTGGCTCCGGCCTTCTGAAGTTGAGGGCCGAGCTGCGTCATGGTCTGCTGGAACTGAGCCTGAAGCGTTGAGGGGTTAGATCCGGCGAGGGTCTTGTAGGCCGAGGACAAGTCCTTGATGTTGTTGATGAGGACAGTCGCGGTGCCTGCTCCACCCTTGCCGAAGATTTGCGCGGCGATTTCCCCGACAGGCTTGCCGGTCTTCTGAGCGGTGTCCGCGAGGGTCTTGAGAACTTGGATAAGGCCGTCAGGCTTGTGCATCTCGCTGGTAAGGCCAGCCGAGGACAGGCCGAGGGCGTGAAGCGCCTTGTCCTGCGCCTTCGTCGGGTTCTCGAGAGCGCCCAGGCTGTTTGCAAGCGAGACCATCGAGCGCGAGTTTGTGATACCCGCCTTAGACGCGATACCAGCCACGGCTGCGGCCTCGTTCAGGTTCACGCCGTAAGTCGCCAGCGCGGCTCCCACCTTGCCCGAGAGGACTTGGGTGAGGCTGTCCAGCGAGCCGAGGTGCATCTTGTTGGCCTGCACCAGAGTCTCGGTAATCTGCGCCACCGACTCGCCCTTAGCAATCTGTAGCGTCTGCACCCCGATGATGGTCTTGGTGATGTCCGCGACCTGACCGCCCGTGATGCGAGCGCCCATAGCGGCGTTGCTCAGCAGGTCGTAGGCCGCCTTGCCACGGATGCCCGCTTTCTCGATTTGGAGCGCGGCACCGGACAGCGAATCAGCCGAGTAGCCGGTGGCGTTCGAGACGTCGATGATCTTCTTCTTGAGGTAGTCCACCTCTTCAGCCGACGCGCCCGACTGGTTGATGATGGCGTCGAGTGACTCGTTGAACTTGTAGGCCTGCTCTGTTCCGTAGGCCAGCGCACCGCCGACGCCCACGAGAACGCCGGTTGACATCTTCGAGCCGAGCGACTTCCACTTCCCGCCCATCGTGTCGGCTTCCTTGCCGAACTCCTTGACGGTGGTGCCAGCCTCGCCAATCTTGGCGTTAAACTCGCGCATGTCCGCGACGAGGCGCACGATGACTTCGTTGATACCTGCCATGATTATCCCTTGATGGCTTTCGCCCACTCGTCGTCGTAGATCTGTTTGATTTCGGGCATGGACTTACGCAGTCCAGTGCTCATGTAGAGGTAGCCCAGAGCCTCGACGCGAGCGCCATACATGTAGCCCTTCTCGCTCTTATTCGTGGGGCCGGTCTCGGACTCCCACCTGCCGGGGCCTCTCCGGGTGGACGAGATGCGCTTGATACCGTCGCGCAGTTCGCCGGTTCGGTTGGTTGGCTGGGGCAGTCGGGGCTGATACGGGGGCTTGGTGTCGTAGTAGACCTTGCCCGTCTTAGAACGGCGCTGAGAGCCCAATGGGCGGGCTCTGAACTCACGCTTGGCGTTGGACGCGACAGTGACCGAGCCCTTCTCGACGATGCGCTGGGCGGCCTTGTCGGCGCGCGCCACGATGGACTCGAAGTTCTTGATGACCTCGTCGATGCCTTCGACGTGCGCCTCGATGCCCATTAGAGCTCTTTCACTAGTCGGTCTATCTGGGTGAGCCACTCAATAACGCCAACCGGCTCGTCGAGGTATTCCTCGTGGGTGAGGCCGAAGGTTGTCCTGAACTGATACTCCCGGAACATCAGAGTTAGTTCGGGGTCGACGTCGGTCTCGTCACCCTTGAGCGCAGCTCGAAGCCTCGCTAGTCGGCGGTAGGCGCTTTTGGGTCGGTGGCTCCGTCAGGGCCGAACTCCTCCACACGGTTGAACTCTTCCGAGCAGGCGTTGACCAGAGCATCGAAGGTGGCCTTCGGTAGATCTAGAACGCTGTCGAGAGTTGGTAGTTCACCGAGCGTCCACGAGCGCACCATGTTCACCACGAGGGCGGCCTGATAGCCGTCGAGGGCGTTCTGGTCTTGCTCAGAGATGTCACTGAAGACGCCCCAGGTGGTTGAGTCGGTCTCGTTGAAACCGGCACCCGATAACCGCGAAGCCGCGCCAGCCGCCGCCATGAAGGCGCGGGTGATGTTCCGCGATGCTCGCTCGGAGATGTCCTCTTTGCGGGCGATGACGGCGGACTGGCTGTTCGGCAGTTCGATGGTTGGCATTGTTTCCCCTTAGGTGGTGTTTAGTAAGCGCTCTGGTAAGCGGTGGACTGTCCGTTGGTGGTGACGGTGCGGATAGGGCTGTAGACGCTGTCGTGCGTCGTCGAGCTGCCCGCGGCGTCGTTGGCGTTGGCCGTGGCGGTGAAGTTCACTTCGACCTCCGTGTAGGCCTTTCCGCGCTGACGCTTCACGTCCTGGAACTGCGCCTTGCTCATCTGGAACGAGACGGAGTGGCTGGCGTCGTTGGGGTCGGTCAGCACGATGACGAGCGGCTGGGGCTGGTAGCCGAAGCCGTAGGCCGACGAGCCGGTCGAGAACAGATCGCTGGTCGAGTCCACCACCATGAGCAGGCGGCCAGTCACGTCAATCGGGCCCGCGAAGTTCTGGCGGGGGCCGTTGGTGCTGTTCACCGTGAAGATGGGAGCGGTCTTGCGGTCAATCTTGATTTCGCCCTCTTGGACGTAGTTGATGACCGTGCCACCCGTGACGGTGTTGCCGGAGGCCGTTCCGCCGATGCTCACCGAGACGTCCCAGCCCGGAACCATGTGCTCAGCCGAGTAGGAGGGGCTGAAGCCGGTAGGGGCTGAGGTGGCCGAGGTGTAGGGGTTGGCGATGAACTTGATAGCGGCGTCCGCGGCCTTCTCTGCTCCGAACGTGATGGTCGCGTCAGAGGCCTGAGCGCCGGTCAAGATGAAGTAGTTGGCACCGTCGAAGTCGACAATCGTGTAGCTCTTGGGCTGTGAGCCGTTAGCCGCGTTCGTGTAGGCCGAGATGGCGTGGGTGTAGGGGCCGGTTCCCGCGAGCAGGTCATTACCGCCCAAGATGGAGGTGATGATGTTCGGGAAGGTGTCGGCGTAGATGTACGTCTTGAAATCGTATTCATCGCTACGAACCCCGAGAATCTGATCATAGACAGACACGGGCGAGCCACGAAGGGCCTCGTCGCGCAGGAAGCGCTGGTTGGGCGTGACCTGAGGCGTGTCTACCGGGATGTAGACGAAGCCGGTGGTCGGCGCGGTGCCTCGGGTCGCTTCGGGAGCGAGGCCGAGATAACTATTGCTGGAGAGGAACGTTGCCACGTTATTTCCTTACTTGCTAGGGGTTTGGTCGGGAGCGGGTTCTGCGGGCGCTACAGGGGCTTCTGGGGTGCTCTGGGGCGCTTCTGGTGCTACGTTGCCAGCCACCCAGCGACCGTCGGCGGGGTCAGCCGCGAGGTCGTAGGACTTGCCGGGCTCGGCGTAGAGGGCGGCGCCGGTGGTCAGGTCGAGGATGTCGACGTAGACGCGGGCCACGGTGTCGGTGTAGGTGAACATTTATGCTCCAATCAGTTCTTCGGTCACGATGAGTCGCACCGAGCTGTAGATCTGCGTGACTGAGCCGGTTCCGGTCAACAGTCTAGGGTAATACGAGGTGACTTCGATGTCCATGCCACCACTGCGCCCGCCTTCACCCCACTGGAAGATGACTCCCGGGGCTCCGGCCTGACGGTCTGCGCGGATAGCGGTCACGAGGCTGTCGAGGAAGGCTTCGTTGTCCGAGCCCGCGTCCTCGCTCTTCTTGTGGGTCGAGCGTAAGAAGCAGTCCAAGACGACCTCATACTCCACCCACTTGCGCCCGTTGTGAAGGCCTGCCAGGGCGATGCGCTCTTCACGCTGTCCGGCAAAGTAGATGTAGCAGATGACGCCTGAACTGTGGCCCGGGTCTTCGCCCGCGAAGAACTCCATCTCGGGAGTGAACTTGGCAGGGAAGGGCTTGACCGTGGACAGGTTCGTGATGCCCGCGCCGTTCAGGTAGTTGACGATGGCTGAGCGAACCGTGGCGCGTGACATTACGAGCGACCCCAGACAGCGCGGAAGCCATCGAGCAGGTCGTAGCCCTGAGCCATGTCGGACTCGAAGCTCTTGGTGGCCTGACCCGCGTAGGTGGGCTCTCCGATTTCGTTGAGCACGAAGCCACCCTGACCGCGCTGCTTGACGAGGCCGACGGTGAGGTGGATCACTGCCTGCTTGACCGAGGCCGGAAGGGCGGAGAGGTTGCAGCCGGTGCCGTGGTTGTGGGCGAGGCCAGCCGTAAGGGTGATGGTCGAGGCGCCCACCGAAGCGATGGTGACGGTCTCGTTGTTCATGCCATCCCACAGCGTGACGGTCTGACCCGGGTAGAAGCCCAGAACGGACTGCACCGGGAGCGAGGTCGCGCCGATGGACACGTTCGAGCTCAGGAAGGTGTTGCCGAAGCCGTTCACGTAAGTCCACTGGCAGAACTGCTGGACGTCGATGCCCTGGCTGTAGCCCACGATGCCGAGCGAGCCGTAGGTGGTCGTGATGTTCGATAGGCCAGCGGTAGCCGTGATGATGAACTCGTGGCGCTCGATGCTGACGTTCGAGCTCGAGATGGAGTAGGCGTTCTGGTTGTTCGGATACATGCCCGCGCTAAATGAGCGCAGTTCCAAGATGGGCCAGAACGAGGGGTGAATGATGAACTGCCCGTAGCGGTTCTGACGGTAGCGCCCGTTCTCCGTGTTGAGCGTCGCTGAGAGGGTTCCCAGCGCTCCGTAGACGTGGCGGTCGGCCATGTCGGAGGCTCGCACGATGAGGTCGTGCAGGGCGCGGTCTTGGACGGCCTGAGACGCGCCTTCGATGAGGTTGGAGAAGTCCAGCGAGGAAGCGGTGGGGCTGAACTTGACTTCATCGAGGGTGACGTAGGGCGTGCCTGCGCCTTCAGAGAGCACGAAGGGGGCGATAACGGTCATGTGCTACTCCTGAACAGTGTTAGTAGATCCGCACCGGCACTTGGCGAACAGCGCGAGGAAGCCGCAGTCTTGGCAGCGATAGCCCTTGCAGTTGCGAAAGGTGGTTCCGGCCTGAGCGAAGTCGCCCGACTTGACCAGCGCCTTACCCACCGTTTCGGGAACGTGGAAGGTGCCGTCTTTGTCGCGCGGAACGGGTGCGCTGTCGTTGACGGTGACCTCTTTGAGGTTTGGATTAGATCCGACAAGTCTCATAGTTATCTCTCCCCAGAGAAGGAGGGAGCCGGTGGGGCGAGGGGAGAACACCCCACCGGCTCGACCTCAACTCCTGCTATTGCAGGATTTGTATCAACGACTAGGCGTTGATGTTGGTGATGACACCCGACCAGGCCGGAGCGCGACCCGCGAGGGTGCTCTGGCTGTAGGTGGAGGCGTCATACGTCAAGCCGATTTGCGGCCAGTCAATGACCATCGTGTCGACGACGTTGTGGATTTCCCAGCAGTTGCTGACGCCCGAGTCCGGGAACGGCAGCTGGTTCTGCAGGATGACCGCCACGCCCGCGGGCATGAAGCGGTGGGTGACGAGGTCAACCATGCGGCCGGTCGCTTCGTTCTGAATGGCCGAGACCATCGAACCGACGGCGATGCCGTCCTGTCCGAGCTCGTAGTTCAGACGGTAGGACTGAGCGCTTGACTGGCTCTGGAGGCTCTTGGCCAACGCGCGACGGATCGACGCAGTGGTCACGATGGCCTCAGGGTCACCCATCACCGAGTTGAACAGCGAGATGAACGCGTCCTGGAAGTCACCAGCGGGCTCGCTCGAAGCGAGGCTGCCGTTGAGCGCCTTGACGTATCCACCGTTGTTGATGATGGTGTTGATGAAGCCGTCGTAGCCCAGAGCGTTGCCCGAGCCGTCCGAAGCCCACGAGTAGTCGTGCGCAGGAACGGTGGCACCCGACGCGAAGGTCAGGCCGTTGAGGGAAGCCGAGGTGACAACCTGCGACGTGGTCTTCCACACGGCCGACGCGGAGTCAGTCACGTAGATGTTCACGGCGATGGTGCCCGCAGGGATGGTTCCGGTGTAGGTCACCGACGCACCCTTGTTCGCGGACAAGGTCACGGTGCCAGCCGACAACGGAGCCGTCTCACCGAGGGTCGAGGACAGGGTCACCTGGACAGTCGCGGTGCCGGAAGCGGCGCCCGTGGCGGTGGAGGTGGAGTCCGCGGCACCCGTGAAGGTCAGGCCGGAGGTCGACAGCGCAGCAGCGCGGCCCTTGAGGTAGGCCTTCTCTTCACCGAGCATGTGGGCCCAGATGAGAGCGGTGTGGCTCAACTGACGAAGGTCGGTGTAACCCATGCCAGCGAACTCAGCCTGGAGCGACACGCTGTCGGAGTAACCGAACTCGCGGAACGGGAGCACAACCTTGTCAGCGGCGTAAGCAATCTTGCCCGGACGGTTCAGCGACACACCACCGAAGGAGGAAGCCGAGGAAGCCGAGGAGAAGAAGCCAGCGCCGTTGGGGCTGAAAGCGCCACCAATCTGGTCAGCGACACCACCGACACCGGCGTTGGTCACGCCAGTGATGCGACGGAACTCAAGCGCCTGACCAATCGCCTTGATGCGAGCGGTCTTGTTGCGGAAGTAGAGCTCCTTCGGCACCAGGAGCGAGAGCACCGGGTCGAGGTTGTAGGGAACGAGACCGGTGATACCCGACGTCGAGTTGTTCAACGGCGAGGTAAGGGTCAAGTCCTTTTCGATGTTCGCGAGCGCGCCTTCGACAGCGGCCAGCTGGTCGCCAGAGACGGCCTTGCTGATTTCGCTGCGGAGCGAAGCGATGGAGGCGTTGTCCTCGCGGATGGTGACGGTCTTACCGTCGAAGCCCAAGCGACCGGCAGAGTGCGCGGCGAGGGTCTTGGAGTGAACGGCGCTCAGAGCGGACTTGTAAGCCTCGAAACGAGCAACGCGCTCGCCTTCCGGCAGTCCACCGAAGAGTTGATCCACTGTAGGGGCGGCGTAAGCCATTGTGGTTCTCCTGTGTTAGGGGTTAGAGCGTTTCAGCTTCGGCGTCGAGCTTGTTAGCCTCGGCCAGATACTGGTTACGCAGTTGGGGGTCAATCAGTGATGCAGCCGTCATGCGCAGGCTTTCGGCCTGAACCTGAAGGGCAGTGACGCGGGCAGACTTGTTGGACTGCACTTGCGTCTGGCGGAGGGCAGGGCCTCCCGGTGCCGCCATCTCACGGATCTCATCCAAAGCCGCCTTTAGCGTTAGAACGCTCTCATGGGCTTCAGCGAGTGCCGCCTTTGTGGTTGCCATTTCCTCGTCCACGCCGAGCGCCTTGCGGAGCTCGTCACGGAGGTCGGTCTTTTCGTCAGCGGCGATTTCCGCCACTACGGTCTTGACGATGTCGACGGTAGCGCCGAGCGAGATGTTGCCAGCGATAACCGGCTTCTCGTCGTCATCCCAGCCGGTGAAGGGGGCGTCGGTCTCATTTTCTGAGGCCTCGCCAGTCCACCAGTCGAGGAACATCGAGAGGGTCACGACCAACTGACTCACGTCAGCGATCTCGTTTTCGGTGCCCGCGAGCATCTCGTCGAGCTCGGCCTTGATGAGGGCGATGAGTCCGGCACGAACGGCAGACAACTGCGCGGGGTCGTGCACCATGTCATCGGCCTTCGTGAGGTCGGTCACCTTAGAAG